AGGTTCTGGTGATAGACCATTCTCTTTGTTGCCACTTGCTATGCAGGTTGCTGCTCAGACTGTAGGTCTTGATCTTGTACCTGTAGTTCCAATGCAAGGTCCTATGGGAGTTCTTACTTACCTAGACTTCGTATATGGTGGTGGTCGTACATCTCAAGCAGGTGGAATTAACGGTAACTCTGCTCCGTTAATGATCAAAGTTCCTCTAACTGTTGCTACAGGTGGAGACTTAGCGGCAAATGACCTTATCTATGTTGGTACTGGTTCATTCGGTGCATACGAATTAACTTACGTTGGTAAGTCTCGTATCGACGGATATCCAATCTTCCGCGTAAGAGGTAAAGGTACTGATGTTGCTCAAGGAACTGATCCTTATGCACAAGGTGAAGAAGGTTACCAACCAATCTACGTATCAATTACTTCTAGTACTGATGGTTATTCTGATGATCCTTTATCAGTAATTCGCGTTAACTTTGACGGGGCTCCTGAATTAGTTAAAGCATTAGAAGACCATATCGTTGGTTTCTCTGGTAATGCCTTTGCTGAAAACAACCCTGCATCTGGTACACCTACTTTTGGTGCAGAAGCAATCAATGGTGTTGATCCTTATCAAAGAGGAGATGGCGAATCTACGCCTGATAACATCATGGGTCTATCATTGTTCAACAAATCAGTTGCTGCTAAAACTTATCAAGTTGCTGCCGCTGTTACTCGTGAGCAAGTACAAGACCTTAAGCAATTCGGTATCGATGCAGTTGCTCAAGTAGAAGCTGTATTGGTTAATGAATTAACTCAATCTATTAACAAGTATATCTTGGATAGAATCTTCAAGAATGGTGTAACTAACGCTTACCAAGTATCTCAAGTTGATGGTACTGTTCTTTCAGCTGCCTTCACTACAGGTGCTACTGGTGCTGTTGTTATTCCTCTTGGAACTGACAATACTGGCATTAACCGCTCTGTAACTGTTACTTCAGTATCAGTTGGTGGTGGTGGCGAAACTCAAGGTACATTGCAACGTAGAATCCTTACTAAGATTCTTGCTGCTTCTAACTTGATCGCTACTCGTGGCCGTAGAGGACCTGCTACTTTCGCTGTAACTGGCGGTAAGATGGCATCTGCTCTTCAGGACATCGCTGGATTCGTTGCTTATCCTCTTTCAAATACTGTTAACCAAGCTGGTGGTTCTCTTTACCCAATCGGAGCTATCGCAGGTGTTACTGTATATGTAGATCCAAACAGAGACTTTAACGATGTTAAGATCGCTGTAGGTCGTAAAGGTGATGGTAACTCTCCTGGTTTAGTATTCATGCCTTACTTAATGGCTGAATCTGTTGAGACAATCGCAGAAGGAACTATGGCTCCTAAGATCGCGGTTAAATCTAGATTCGACTTAGTAGACGCTGGATTCCACCCACAAACTATGTACTATGTATTGAACTTCAACTTCAACGGAGTTGATATCATCTAATAAATAGTAATCATACTGTTTGAAAAGGTCCGCTTCGGCGGACCTTTTTTTGTCTTAAATATATAAAAAAACAAAATAAGATATGTCACAAGGAGTTTACCGTGCAGCTGTACTTTACAATTTTAGCAGAAATGAATATGTTCTAATAGATCCTCAAACAGGTGGAGGAGATCCTAGTCAAGTAACATGGACTTGGGTATCTAATCCTAACCTTGCTACTAAATGGGTTAATGTTTTAGAATTACAATACTACTTAACCGATACACCTCTTGGAGATCCTACACAAAATACATATCCTTGGGAGGTTCAGTGGTTTTATTTTGCGACATAATTAAGTCTAAAAAAACTTAGCCATAAAGATATATAAAAATAAAAATTAGACTATGGCAATTTCAAGATCATTTATCTTAAAAGGAAACGACGCAGGTCGATTCTTAATTGTTCAAACTGCTGGTGAACCTACAGCTGATACCAGCGATGATAGGACCGTTGCTACTAGATATCCAAACCTAGCAACATTTGACGGTCAGGTAGCATCTACCTATTGGTACCCTAATCAGTGGGGTGACGAAAGTAAAACTCTTCTAGATGCTGCATACGGATATGAAATCCGTGATAAATATTTTAGTGATGCTGCCGGCACTCCTATACTAGGCGCAGTTAATTCACCCAACGTTGCCGCCGGCCAAAGAACTGGAAATAGCTATGATCGTTCACAGATTATATTTTCAGAAGATATGGGAGCATATATTTATGTTTCTAACACTGGAGATCCTGTAGGTTCATGGGACGTTTACATTACTTCTAACCCATATGAGGCAACTCGTTTTGATAACTTGGTACCGGTACAAAACTGGTTAACTACCACAATATGGGGTAATGTTAACTATGGTTATCGTATTATTCAGTATGCTTTCACAAAAGGCCCAACCGTACCTCCATTAATAGCGCCATCTGTGATTTTCACTTTTGATAAAACTATTGATAGGGCTTATGTATGCTTTAATGCTCAGCAAAGCCAATATCTTTATGTTGCAAATCCGCTGGATCCTATTCCTTCTATGACACTATCATATGTTAATAATCCATGGGAAGCTACTCGTTTTGACGATCTTACTGACTTTGCGGCTATTGTTAATGGTCGTCCAGATTTCTTTGGATCTGCATTTAGAGGCGGCTGGGAAAACTATCAATACTTCTTTACACAATCACAAAATGCACCAACACCTAATGACTTTGATACCTTCTTTAGTACGGATGAATGTGGATATATTGGTGGATCACCAGGAATCAATTTCATCAATAAAACTGCTGAGAAATTCTGTTTTTCATGGGAAGAGTTTTATGCCACGATATGGTATAAAGTATTTGGTAATCCTGGACTCTATTTTGATAATTCTAAATGTTTCAAAGCATGGTTTGAAGTACAAGATCATAAAAAACTCGAGTCATGGCTTTATGAACTTTGGCGTGTATCTTCATGTGGAGGGGAAGTTCCAATTGAACCAATTCCAATTGGCTAATCCAATAATTTACTTAACTAAAAGGTCTACTTCGGTAGACCTTTTTTGTCTTTAGTCTCTTGAATATATAAATTACTAAAAATAATATCCTAAATGAAAGAATTAGTAAACTTTGAACATTTTAGAATTATAAAAGAAGCTGAGGTTAGACTAGAGGCTCACTTAGATTCTATAGTTGAGCAGGCAATTAATGAAGCCACTCCAAAACAGGCACAGACTAGAGCAGGTGCTCTTTTTCAGAATCCTGTAAAATTTATGAAGATTAAGAATAATGCCAAGAAGTATCAACAGGCATTAGTTCAGAAGGCTCTTAATAATGTAGACTACGAAAAGAAAAAGCAAGCCGCTGGTGGAGAAGTAGATAAAGATAAAATGGAGGTTCTTAAACAGGCAAATGCTGCAAAGAACCAGGCACTCGCCGATAAAGCTTCTGCTATTTCTGACCGTATGACTACGCTTGCAACTAGCCCAGGTCTTCAGGCTGTTAAATCTCTTGCAATTTCAAAGGCTAAAGTTGCTGCTGCTGAAACTGCTCTTAAAGCTGCTGATGCTGAAGAGACTAAGCAACTTAAGATCCAAATAAAGAAACTTAATGCTCAAGCTGCAAAGGCCGAAGCAGATATTAAAGATTATGAAAAACAAGCTGAGCCTGCAGCAGAAGCACCAGCAGAAGCACCTCAGCAACAGGAGGAGCCTAAGGTAAAGGCAGAACCTTCCACTGAAGCAGACACCAAAGCATTGGAAGATGCTAAGGCAGCAATTTCTGCAGCTAAAGCTAATTATGATCAGGTTAAAGACGGTGATGATGAAGGTGCAAAAATTGACGCCAAGATTAAGTTTAAGCAGGCACAACAGAAAAAAGCTAAGCTTGAAGGTAATGATGAACTTTATCAAGGTCTAGGTGATGATATTGGCGAATTAATGACCCAGAAGCAGAAACTTAGTAAAGAACCTACCGAAACTAAAACTGAAGCTACACCTGATCCTCTTGATAAAGAAATAGCAGATCAGGAAGATAAGATAGCTGCAATTAAGAATACGGCAAAAGATAAAAACAGTCCTCTTGCAAACCCTGAGGTTTTAGCAAAAGCTCTTGAACCAGAAGAAAATAAATTAAAAGAACTTAAAGATAAAAAGTCTGGTAAAAAAGAAGAATCTGCTGGTTATATCGGAGAATCATTTACTGATAAGTTTAGACGACTAATGAAAGACGTTAATGTATAAAGTTCGTAAGATAAACTTTGGATGGTATAGAAGGCGGCATGGTATTCTTTTAGAAAATCTGCCGCCTTCAAAGCAAAGATTCATGGTAGAGAATGATTACCTAAAATGGTTAGATGCAGATACTCAAGCATTTGAGATCATATTTAAGGTAGAGGATATGAATGATCATGAAAAGAATCCTAACAAGATTCTTTGGAATCCTTTTCGTGAAACTTTTACCACAATTAAAGAAGTTGAATCTGACTCAAATGTTATGGATTGGAATTGCGCAATCTGTGACGTGGAGATTAAGTCAAGAATGGATTCAAAAAAGATAGAAAACTTTGTTTGTAAAAGATGTTCTGAGGCTCATAACTCACGGAATAAAAGGGTTGATCAAAGAGTAATAGATTCCTCTGTTAAATTTACTAAACACTGTAAATCTCTTCTAAAAGGTGAACAAAGGGAGTTTATAAACTATATTAAGAGATCATTTAAGGGATAGAGCTTTATCTAAAGTAATCCTCGGCCAAACGGTTAGCAAACTTTTAGGAGAAGCATTATAAACCTCAACACCCTTTTGTTTAAGAAGATCTGCAATAACTCTAAACCCTGGTATAAACTGGTCTCTATAAATATTATCACCAGTAACAGGAACTGGATATCCATTATGATGATGGCTTACCTTTCCATCATTACCCATATCATATCCTAACAATACAATTCTTTTTGCGCCTAAATGATATGCTAGGTTGATAGCAGCATATCCGCTGTTATTTCCATGTGCAAGAGTATCCTTTGATTCCTCAAGACCAAATTTATTTCCTCTTTTAAGAATCTTAATATCACCTATGTATGATGGATGATCTCTTATTGTAAATTTTAGACCTTTGAAATCATCTATCTCTTTTTTCATCCATGAGTAAACTCGGGAATCTGTCCAATAGAGAACCTGTGCACTAGGATACGATACCAAAGATTTGTTAATTGCTATAACCTTTTTACCATGTAATGAAGTCCAGTTAAAATCTCTAAGAGAAGGTCCACCACCAATAATAAAAACCGTTTCCCCTGACCACATTTGATCAACCTTACCAACTGCTCTTCTTGTAGGTTGACCTACCGCATTCATGGTTAAGTTTCTTTTTTGTACAACTGGTATGTTGTCCGGGCTTACGATTATTCTACCTAACTTTTCATCAGATGAACCTTTCTTTACAACAGTTGGTGGCATGCCGCGGTTTTCTTTAATGATAGGTACTCTTCTGTCATTACCTAGTATTTTCCTTACTCTTCTCATGTAGGTCTTATATGATTTTTTTATTTATCCTTGGTAAAACTATCACACGAGTTTGCATATAAAAATAAACTATATCTTATATGAGGAATGTACAAAATATTCTTTTAACTGAAAAGTATCGGCCACAGAGTTTAGATGATCTTATTACACCTAAAAGAGTAGGTGATAAGTTATCAAAGGGAGTTTATCAGCATCTTCTTTTACATGGTAGTCCTGGTACTGGAAAAACCTCTGCAGCCAAAGCATTGGTTAAACATTTCAAACATCCATATCTTTACATTAATGCATCAACTGATACATCTGTAGATATTGTTAGAAATCGTATTACTGACTTCTGTGCTAATCGTTCAATTATGGACGAGCCTGGAAAACTTAAGGTAATTATTCTTGATGAGATTGATGGAGTATCTGATCAATTCTTTAAAGCTCTTCGTGCTACTATGGATCAATTTGCATCTAATGCAAGATTCATTGCAACTTGTAATTACATTAATAAAGTACCTGATCCAATTCAGTCAAGATTTGAAATGATTGATTTTGATTTTACTAAGGAAGAAGAAACAGAAATCATGAAGGGTTACATTATGAGAATTCTTCAAATCTGTAAAGAAGAAGGAATTGGTATTGATAAGCATGCAGCGGTTGAATTAGTAAAAAGAAAATTTCCGGATCTTCGTAATATGCTTAACCAATTACAAGGCTTTAAGTCTCAAGGTAAAGAAGTAATTACGGTTGAAGATATTAAGAAGTTTAGTTCTGTTTACAAGGATGTATATGATCTTATCATAGATAACACCGATCCTGTAAAAAACTATCAGTATATGTTATCCAATTATGCAAATAGAGTAGATGATGTCTTATCTTCTTTAGGTGCAGAATTTATTGAATACATACAACAAGAAAGGACTTCATACATACAATTTATACCACAAGTAATTGTGACGGTATCAAAATATCAATCACAAAGACAGTTAGTTATTGATCCTGCGGTTTCTATGCTCGCATGTATCTATGAACTGCAGTCAATATTAAATGGCGCATAATATGTCTGATAACTTATTAAATGAACTAATTAAGAGATATCCTAATCATTTTGCATTAGGTGAAGCAGTTAAAAGGTTTTGGGAATTTAAGAGAGAAAGATCCAATAAATCTCTAGACGAGATTGAAAAAGAATTTCTTATCATAAACTTTCAGTTTAATCCTTAACCTGTTATTATTTTATAAATTATAAAACATAGATGAAAAAGACAGGTAGACACACATTCGTTGTGGACGGAAATTATTTTCTGTTCAGAACATTATATGTCTTGCCTCGTCAGGGTAAGTCTAAAGAATTACTAGGTTCAGCCGAAGAAGCACAATCTTTTATGGTAAAGCTCGCAACTGACTTTGCATACCAGGTTAGGTTATTTGAAGGACTTATTGATAAAATTGTATGGACAGTAGATTCACGTTCATGGCGTAAAGACTTTTATCCTGAGGCAGACTATAAAGGAAATCGTAAACAAGATTCCACTATTAACTGGGAAAACTTTTCTAAAGTATCCGAAGACTTTATTTCATTCCTGGTTCGCCAGGGTGTAATCGTATCCAAAATTGATGGTGCCGAAGGTGATGACCTAATGTATGCATGGAATACAGAATCATTGGCAAATAACAAATCAGTAATTATGTTTACTGGTGATAGGGATCTTGTTCAATTGGTTAACACTAATGGAAATACTCATACTATTCTATTTTCACCGGCTCACAAAAAATTGTATACATATCAAGGATTCTCTGAATGGATGAATACTGAAACCGATGAATCATCTACTGACATCTTTGATTTAATGAAGGTTTCAGTTTCACCAGAAAATCAATCTAAGAAACTATTACAAATTCTTGTTAAAAAGAAAAAGGTTGATATCATCGAGGTTGATCCAGAAGAGTTTAGATTTAGAAAGGTTTTAACTGGTGATGCCGGTGATAATGTTACTCCTGCATACTGGTATGTATCAAAGGATCGTAGGTATGGTATCAGTGAAAAGAAGGCAGAAGAAATCGTATCTGAATTCAAACAAAAACATGGTACCCTTTCTCATATGTATCTCTATAATGAAGAGTTCATTACCGATTTGGCAAACATCACTATTAGGGTTATGAAGGCTAAACATATGACCCGCGAACAGATCATATCCAATATAAAGTCTAATGTAAACCTAATGGTTCTTTCTTCGGAATCAATCCCAGAAGGTATCCTAGACGAAATGTTTCGCTCTATAGAGACAAAGATTAATCTGAATGTTCTTAATATAAATGGTGTTTCCTCAATGAAAGCTATTTTGGAAAATACTTCTTATAAGGCAGAAGATACTTCAATCGCAGTCTCATCCAAGATATTTAAGGATGATGAAGAGGACGGCGATTTTTCATTCATTACCGACCGTAAACAAAAAGGAAAGATATTTTAAGTTATGACACCTAAACTGGAAAAGAGAATAGACGATGCTATGATGGAATGTTATCGTCGCTTGTTTGCTCAATCAACTCCTACTGGAGATTTTGATAAAATGTTTGAAGAAGCAGAGATAAATGAATTTCATCAAAAAGTAATTCCATTCATGGACTATGAATTGGAAGAGAGTAAATGGGAGCCTATTTTTCTGGATATCATTAAAGAATTTAAGATTCCTAAAAGATATGATGGTATGTTTAGAAGAAGTATTTTATTAGGATGTTCTCCTAAAACAAAAATGGGTTGCTAACCTATAATAAAAAATAGGATATGCAATTATTTGACTATATAAAAGTTTTATTTGGTAAGGATGCTCAATGGGATAAAGTTTCTAGTTATGATAAGTCTAGAAATTCCTTTATGACAAATCGTTTTATGAGTATTAAATTTCCTATTCAGGCAAATCTATTTAATACTCTTAAAATTGATCCAGTAGGTCAAGCAGAAGCATGGAGAATGGTTGCTTCAAAATTTAATAAAGTGCCAGGTTTCATTTATACTAAAGTAAAGAAACAAGAAAAAGAAAAACAGTGGACACCAGATCCTAAGGCTGTTGAACTTTATATGAAATTTAATGAAATAGGTCATAGAGAGTTTAAAGAATGCTTAAAATATAACCCATCAGAAGTCCGAACCGCGATAGATATATTAGAAAAACAGATGGGAAATGATGTTAATCGACAATAAATTTGAGTTAGGTATTCCTACGCACATTTACTTCACACTTTATAAGTTTGATCACATTGATAGTATTATCATATCAAGGGTAATAAAGGAGTGTAAAAACTCGAATACTTCTGATGATGAAAATCTATTCACTGTTGATGTGGATTCTTTTGTGTCTGCAATCAAAGGAAATAAAAGATTAGAAAAAGAAATCACAAAAGCTGAAGCAGATGGTCTTTCATCTATACCTGGACATAAACCAAATTCAGTTACATTTCTTTGGTCAATTATTGACAGACTTGAAAACTTAGAGTGGTTAACCTTTTCAGTTTCTTATGATAAGAAATTTAGTAGAGTTGTTAAGGTTAACAATAAAGAAATTATGAGCTTCTATTTTAAGATAGAAGAAGGTATTTTTGACTTAACTCAAGTATTTGGTAGAAGCCAATTAGATATCATTAATAAAAAGATAATTGAGTATAAGATTATGCCAAATAAGTATCTGGAAAGATCTGGGTATTTTTACATGCAAGCTTCTTTATTATTTGAGATATTAGGCCAACTTGAAATTGATGGCACCCTTAGTACATTTGATCTTCTTGATCATATTGATCAAAAATTGGAAGAAGATGATCCTGTTCTTTTAGTGAAGACAGACTATACTCCTTATTAAGGAATATATAAACAAAAAGGTCTTATGAAAAGTTTTTTAAGGAGATGTTGCGAGTCTAAGCGCGAATGTGTAACATATTTAATCGTATTTTTATGGTTAGCGGTTGGAGTTACTGCAACATATTTTGAAACTGATTTTACAGCGTTAGCTGCATATTTTGTTTCCCTAACAGGTTTCGTTGCTTCATATATTTTTGGTGAAAGTGTTCGTAAAAGTAAAAATTCATCAATATTTTTACCAGGTCCTAACAGTAGAAGAGAAGTTATGATGTATGTTACAATAGCTCTCTGGTTAACAGTAGGAGTTTGGGTAATTGTACAGAAAGCTGATCTTATTGGTGTAAGTGCATATTTTGCTGCTTTAACCCCATTTGTAGGTTCATATATTTTAGGTGAAACATTTAAGAAAGAAGTAACTATTATCGAAGACGATATAGAACAAATAAATTCATAATAAATGGCCGTCGTAGGAACAACAACAAACGAGAATGGCGATGCTATTTTAATAAGTCTCCAAGAACCTTACAAAAATGTTGTAGAGGTAATAAGTTATAGTGATCAAACAGAAGGAGAAACTACATCATGTTATTTTACTAAATCTTTTAGATGGGGTATAGATGGAGTTACATATTCTGATTGGATTCCCTTAACAAATGTGAATCTAGAGGCTTTATTAGTTAACCCAATTAATCCATTTTGGGTGCAGTATAAGTATGAACAGGTGGGCGATGGCACACTAGAATTTAAGTCTATCTCACTAGAAATAGTTACAGACGGTGGAGTTATTTGTAAAGTTCCACAAATAAATTGTTGTGATAGTGGATCATTATCAGGAGCTCAAAACTTAGTTATTGACTGTTGCGGTTCTTCTTGGAATCCTTATGATCTTTCTAGAGCTGCACAAATGTATACACAACTATCATCTGTTGCATCTAACCTATTTGGGTTTTGTGTTAAGTACTTTAAGACATCTGCCGATCAAAGAAGCCGAGATGTTATCCTAAAGGAGTATTCTTTATTTAATGTAATCGCATCTGCTGAGGTAAAGATTATGTTTCCTAATAATGAATTACCTACACAAGAGATTCAATTCAATCCTCTTATGATGGATTTTCCTGTACAATTTGAAGTACATATAGTAAAGTCTTCGTTTGAACAGGTATTTGGCGTTGGAGCAAAACCACAAATGAGAGACTACTTATATCTGCAGCCTTACCTAAATAGTATTTATGAGGTTGATGCAGTAGCAGAACCAGATGACTTTTTATATACCAGTTCATATTGGAGAGTAAGCCTTGTTCCTTATCAACAAAGAACAGCCGTTCTTTATCCTGATAAAAACATTGAAGATGAAAAGGATGCATTGGTTAGTAGCATTGAGAGTAAGTTTGGCGAAGAAGCAAATAATGAATATGATGACGTTGTAAAACCTAATCAATATAACACAATAGGAACACAATGTAATGATTATGTTAGAAGAATTCTTGATAAGAAACTTATAATTAAAGAAGAGAATGTTTACAACAGATGGACAATAATTTCAAAATATAATTATAAGTTATCATCTATGACAACTGGTACTGAAGCTATAGAATACAGATATAACAAAGGTTGGGGACTTAATGATGATAGAGCATTTACATTTTGGATTAGACCTACTTATACAAATCCAATTGGTCCAAACGTAGCAATTACAGGAATATCAAATAGTAGCGGTAAAGTAAAACTAAATACTTCAGGTCTACCGATATATGCTAATGCATTAAATGTTGGGGATTGGGTAAATGTTGCAGGAACTGCATCATATAATGGTTTACATAAAATTATTGCAGTAGGTGCAACCAGTATTGATATTGATACACCTTATATTAATAACACTACTCAAGGTACTCCAAGATTTAATAGAGAGGCTAGCAATAATTTCATGATTTATGAAAACTCTCTAATACCTCCAACTGACTATGTATCTTTTACCTATACCCCAAATTGGTTTATAATTAAGATAGGAGATACCTACTTTAAGTATAACCTAAATGCGCAAGGATTAACTTTATTACATGATAATTGGTATGCATTTGTTATTAATATAAATAGCATTGCACAGCAGATAAGTTTATTTGGTTATAACACAGTTAAAGATACGGGTGCAATTAATCCTGAAAATACATCACAGTTAAATCAGATATTTGTTGAAACTAAGTTATATACACCGATAGCAATTCCTGATTCTAATTCATGGAAACTATTAGGATCCAATACTGACATAACAAATATTCGTATTTGGAGTAAACCTATTGAGGAAGAATTACAAGAATTGATTTTATCACAATATGTTGTTAAGGATACTCACTTAACACTTCTGTTAGATAATGCTGCACCTCAGCTATTACTTAACAGACAACTCGACTCACGTTAACATAGAATATATAATCTAAATTAAGGATTAATGAAAGAAGAATCTAAACATAAATTTAGAGATAGCCTCGGTGACTTATTAAGTGATTTGCCAGATGAGGTACCGGGTTTAGAAGATACCCCACAATTACCAAGAGTTAAGGCAGAAGGAACACAGGCTGTTGCATTACAAACTGCAAAGAATAAAGCGCAGAGAGTAATGAATAATCTTCTTAAGTTTTATTTAAGTGAAGAGATTATTGAGGAGCACGAGTACATTAAAGTAAAAGCAGAACTTGATGAGTATGCATTAGGAATGCTTATACGTCAAATGCAAAATAGTGAATCTGCTATTTCAACATTAATGGATACTATAAACGAAGGTGATGTATCTCCACGAATGTTTGAAGTACTTAGCGATCTTCAAAGAACATTATTAGATATCATAAAAAGTCAAACCATGTATATGGTTGCAATTGAAGAAAATGCCAAAAAGCTTTCTAGGGATATTGATGTCTATCATGGTGGATCTAATGATAACGGTTCTCAAAAGAAATCAACTACAACGGGTCTTAAGGCAAGAGGAACCAAAGATCTTATGAGAGCATTACAAGATAGTATTAATGAAGAAGATATACAAGATGTCGATGCAAATCAAGATGAAGAATAACTATGTTCTTACAAAAGAGATCATAGAAGAAAAAATAAGCGAGGGCGGTATCATATTACCTACCGAAAAGTACAATCGTAAATGTGTTATTATTAAATCTAATACTGACATTTTACCAGAAGGATGTACTGTTATAAAAACAATTGGCAAAGGTACGATGTTCAAAATAAATGGAGAAGAATATGAAGCTCTCCATGAAAATGATATCTTAGCCATAATAGAAGAAGATGGCACAGAAACCTAGAGCAGAAAGCGCAGGCTTTGAATTTAAAGTAGGGGCAGCTGAAGAATCCTTTTCATGGACTTCAGAAAAGGTAGAGCAACTTATGCTTGCTTTAGAAGAAGGGTATAAACCTAAAGCAACACCTTTTTATGAAGGTAATCCAAACCTAAGAAAAGGCAACATAGTTTTTAATTATACACCACACGAGATTAGAGAAATCAAAAAGTGTGCTACTGATATCGTATATTTTGCAAATACTTATTGTACTGTAATGACCGATTTTGGTTTACAGACTATTAAGTTAAGAGGATATCAAGAGGAAATGTTAAGGCAGTTCCAAGCAGAACGATTTAATGTATGTTTAGCATCTCGTCAGATTGGTAAAACGATTTGTTCATCAATCTTTATCGCCTGGTATTCATTATTCAATTATGATAAGAATTCTCTCGTTCTTTCAAATAAGGGTGCTACTACGAGAGAAATCATTGATAAAGGTAAAACAATTCTTGAACACCTACCGTTCTTTTTAAAGCCAGGTGTAATTAAATGGGATGTATTCAATTCTAAATTTGATAATGGCTGTCGTATTATTGGTCAAACAACCACTAAGAAAGCGGCTATCGGTTTTACCATTCACTTACTGTTCATGGATGAGTTTGCACATATTCCTCAAAACTTTGTGGAAACCTTTTATGAAAACGTTTATCCTACTGTATCTGCTTCATCAAATTCAAAAGTAATTATTACAAGTACACCGAACGGCTTTAATAAATTTTATGACATTTATTCGGCTTCAGAGAAAGGGTTAAATGAATACTCACCGTTTAGAGTTGATTGGTGGGATGTACCTGGCAGAGATGAGGCATGGATGCAACAAGAAGTTGCTAACCTCGGTTCAGAAGAAGCATTTAACAGACAATACGGAAATCAATTTATTGCCAGCTCTTCTCTATTATTGGGTGCCGATAGTCTTAAAAAGCTTCAACAAAATCAAAAAGAATTTGTTCATAAAGAAGTTCCTGAATTTGAAGAAGAAAATGTTTCTTACGATGGCCTAGTATGGGATCCAACATTTGAGTTAGACGAAATTGAGGAAGATACGAATTACTGGCTATTCTCTATTGATATAGCTGAAGGAAACGGCGGTGACTATTCAATAATCAATATCTTTAAGATTGAAATTATGGATGAACCTGATTGGAAAAAGATAACATCGCCAGGTTCATTCGTTGACTTTTTTAGAATAAGACAAATTGGTAGGTTTAGAAGTAATGAACACACAATAGAAGAATTTGCAAAAGCAGTTTACATTTTAGCGTTTGATATGTTTCATTCAGAAAACGTTAAGATGATTATTGAGTGGAATATGTTTGGTGGAGAATTGATTAAAAGACTTGAAACTGTATTTCCACAAAGAAATGAATTTGATGAAGAGATGATAGTTAAGTTTAAACATCGTATAGATGCAAAAACAAAAAACTTTGGTCTTAAGGTTAAAAAAGATAATAAACCAATCTTTTGTCAAAATTTCAAAAAGTACATAACACAGAACAGAATTGTTATTAAAGATAAGAAAACTGTCTATGAAGCATCTACATTTGGTAAGATGCCAAATGGATCATATGCAGGCCAATTAGGTCATGATGATCTTATTATGACAAGCATAAATAGTTCCGAATTTTTCTTTACTTTGGACTTCTCCGACTTTGTTGAAGAGATCTATGATACTGTAGATGATTCACTTCAGGCAAAGATTGATGAGATCTTAGATAAAGATTCAAAAGGAGGAAATCTTAATTACGATATTTATGATCTTGTGTAGAAAAGTAGCTATGCCGTGGATATATAAAAAAAGCAATAAAAAAAATATAATACAAGATGGCACTAGATCCAAAAATCGCTTCTCTTAAGGCTGCAGGTACTTACCGCTTTGAATTTGACAAGAGTCAGGTTGTTAGCATTCCTGCAAACCAAACAAGATTAATTGTTGGTTTTTCTAAGAAAGGTCCTTTTAATACACCAGTTTTTGTACCAGATACTGCATTCTTTAAGCAGGTATTTGGAGACATTGATAGGAATCTTGAAAGAAAAGATTCTTATTTTCACAGAAGCTGTTTAGCTGCATTAGAAAGAGGTCCAATTTTAGCTCTTAACCTTTTAGCATTAGACTCTGATGATAATGTAGACTACATTAAGTTAGGTACAGCTGCTACACCAGAAGCACAAGATAACGCAGGTGATTCTGCTGAATACCAAAAATTTTATAACAGAGATAAATTCTTTTATCCTGACTCTGATGCATTCCTAGATAATGTTGGAGCAAACAGAAACACATTAAGCTCTTTATCTACAAATGATCTTTTGGATTTTGTTAATTTAGGTCAAAATCCAGTTTCTATCATTGTTAGAAAAGCAGCAAATGACAATGTATCAAGTTTCAATGTTACTGTTGAAGAATGGTACGGAACTGCAAACGTTCCAGGTTTCTTAAATAAAGACAGTTTAATTTCTGACTTTATGGTAGATGTATTTGTTATTGAAGGTAACTTTGGTGGTAACTTCGGTTCTGCTACACCTTATGAGAGATTTACAGCTGACCCAACATTCCAACAATACTTTGATCCTACTAAAGGTATTCAAAGAAAGAAATTTGCATCTGATACAACAGATACTAAATTGGAAGAGTTCTTTAATGAATCTGAAGTTAACCTAATTGCAACTTATACTGCATGTTTAATTCCTGATTTTGTTGATCTACTTGGAAATAACTTATTCATTGAAAAATTAATCAATGCTGATTCTGCTACGACTGGTTTATTCTGTGCTGTTAATGAAGATCTATTTAGCGGAGATTTTCTTATTGACGGTGTAAAAGGTGGTATTGACCTAATCGGACATAACATTGAATATACTCAGGCAACTGGTATTCAGGATGATGTTAATTTCCTTTCTTATAGTGGATCAATTGTATCTGACCTTGAATATGCAAGAGCTGCCCAATCGGTAAACACTGCAACAATTGCAACTGGTGATATTGTATCTGTTAATACTTTAACTGGCGGAAACATTCAAATTTCAATCATAGGTTCTACTGGAAATCCTTTATATGATGCATTTGTAGGTATGGCTCCTAATACAGCCAATACTGTAGGATCATATATTAAAGGAGCAATTAGTTCTAAGTTTGTACCAGTTCTTTCAGTGAATGTAACAAGTACTGTGGTAACTGTTGTTTTATCTGGGGCTGGTGGTATTGTGGCTGGAGATTTTCCAACTACATTAGGTACTACATATACTTATGTAAATGAAGAAGATTTAGGATTTACTGTTCATGAATTTGAAACTGCAAATACTAATGCAAATATCATAGGTTCTTACGGAAGTGCAATGTACAGCGCATTCTCTGCTGGAACACTTACTGATGGCGATGAGGCAATATTTGAAATCTCAAGTA